GCGACCTCCTCGCCGCCCGCTACCGCGGCCTGGCACCGCGCGACCTGTTCGTGTGCCTCGACGACTGGCGCGCCTTCCCGGGCCGCGTGCGCGTCGTCCTGCCGCCCGATCTGAATCCGTTCGATGCCGACTTGACCTTCGCCGCCGGCGTCGACTGCATCGTCGCCTGGGACCCGAGCCGGACCAGCACCGACCGCATGCACGACACCGCGGCCGCCCTGGCGAAAAACTTCGCCCGGCGGATTTGGGTCCTGAACCGCGTCGCCCCGCATCAGAGTTTTTTCGTGAAGAGCGTCCGCCTCGGGCTGGAGTTGCCGCAGCTGCTGCACGTGGAAGAGGAAGATGAGGTGGCGGCATGAGCATCCCGGTCGCAAGCACCGAGCAGAAGCTGGCCTTCCTCGCCGCGAAGACCGGCGAGCACGACTCCATCAAGTGGCCCGCACCGCTCGACCTCGAGGCCCTCTCCGAGCGCGAGCCAGCGCCGCCTCGCTTCATCATGGCCGACTGGCTGCCGGCCGGCTACGCCACATTGCTGGCCGGCCACGGCGGCATCGGCAAGTCGGGCATCGCCCTGCACCTGGCCGTCTGCGTCGCCGCCGGGCTGCCCTTCTTCGGCCTGCAGGTCGAACGCCGCCGCGTGCTCTATTTAAGCTGCGAAGACCGCGAAGGCGTCCTGCACTGGCGCCTGACGCGGATCTGCGCACACCTGAAGCTGGACATGGCCCGCCTGCGCGGCTGGTTGGACATCGTCGACCTTGTCGGCGTGGACAGTGTCCTGTGGGAGCGCTCGATCAGCGGTGCCACCTTCACTCCGGCCTTCGCCGCCCTCGATGCGCGGATCAGCGAGAACGCCGCGGAAGTGCTGGTGGTGGACGGCGTGAGCGACACCTTTGCCGGCAACGAGAACGCCCGTCCGGAGGTCAAGCGCTACGTCAATGCCCTTGTGGGGCTGATTCCGGCCGATACAGGCGCTGTGCTGCTGGTGGGGCATGTGAGCAAGCCAAGCTCGACCGCCGGCGCCTCAGGCGACGGATACAGCGGTTCTACGGCCTGGCACAACTCGGTGCGCGCTCGCTGGTATTTGTACTCCGAGCGCACCCAGGCCGACGAAGGTGAGCGCCCGGAAAGCACCGGCAGCTTGTTGCTCGACCTGCAGAAGTCGAACCTCGGGCGCACCGATCAGTCGATCAGGTTCAAGTGGAGCGACGACGAGCACCTGTTCCTGGGCGAAGAGCTGACCGGCATGACCGAGTTCGACCGCAAGCATCGGGAGCGCGCCGAGCAACGCGGCATCCTGATGGCCCTGGCCGCCTGCGCCAGGACCGCCCCCGCCATCGTCGTGCCGGCAGCCACCACGGGCCAACGGACAGCCTTCCACGTGCTTTCCCAGCGGCCGGAATTTCCCGATTCCCTGCGCACCGGAGCGGCCGGAAAACGCCGTTTTTGGCGGCAAATCGAGGCGATGCGCCAAATGCATTGGGTTGAGGACGCCAGCTATCGGCGCGCGAACCGCCATTTTGGCGAGCAAATCGTAATCACCTCAGAGGGGTTGCGCCAATGCGCCGAATGCGAGTGAAAGCATATGACGCAGATTCGACGCAGGGCGCCTTGCGCCAATGCGCCGAATGCGCATGGGGGGTATACGGGGGGAGCGCGGCGCACCTCCATCACGAAAACCGAAGGCGCCGGCACCTTCCTGCTCGACCCTGCCGGCATCACTCCATCACCTGACCCGACCCGAAAGGAACCGACATGCTCGTGACTGAAATGCTCAGCAGCTACCTGACCAAGGAAGACTTCCCCCGCCCCGCCCTGGGCACCATCGCCCGGTTGACCCAGGAGACCTTCAACAGCGACGAGGGGGGCTCGGAAACGAAGTGGTGCGTGCACTTCGAAGAGTTCGACCGCGGCCTGATCCTGAACAAAACGAACATCCGCCTGGCCGCGCAGTTCCTGGGCAACGACACCGCCCAATGGATGGGGAAGCAAGTCGTGGTCTACAACGATCCGAACGTGACCTTTGGTGGCCGGGCCGTGGGTGGCCTGCGCCTGCGCGCCCCGAAGGGGCAGCCGGCCCAGCCGGCCCAGCGCGCGCCGGCCAAGCCGAATCCGTTCGACGACATGGAAGACGACATCCCCCTATGATCACCGAACAGCAACGCGAAGCACGCATGCACGGCCTGGGCGGCAGCGATGCGCCCGCGGTGCTCGGCATCAGCCCGTTCAGGACGCCGGTGCAACTGTGGCAGGAAAAGACCGGCCAGGCAGAGCCGGAGGTCCTGGATGACGTTGAGGCGGTCGCCTGGGGCAACCTGCTCGAGGATGCCGTGGCGGGCGAATTCAGCCGGCGCACCGGGATCAAGCTGCGGCGCGTCAACGAGACCATCGTCAGCCGCGCCGAGCCCTTCCTGCTGGCCAATATCGACCGCCGCGTGGTGGGCGTCCCGGACGTGGTGGAGATCAAGACGGTGCGCGGCCTCGATGGCGACCAGCCCCGCGCCGATCACCTGGTGCAAGTGCAGCACTACATGCACGTCGGCGATTTCCGGCACGGCTGGCTGGTGTATCTGATCGCCGGTCAGCGCCTGATCTGGTTCGAGGTGCAGCGCGACGAGGCGGCCATCGAGCAGCTGCTGGCCGCCGAGCGGGAATTCTGGCGCCACGTCCGTGAGCGCACCCCGCCGCCGCCCAAATCAGTCTTCGACCTGCGCCTGCTCTATCCGGCTGACACCGGCGGCAGTGTGATTGCATCCGACGAAGTGCTCGATGCGGTAAGCCGTCTCGCCAACCTGAAGATGCAGATCAAGGCGCTGGAGGCGCAAGCCGAAAACGCCGAGAAGCTTGTGCTGGGGTCGCTGGGGGAGGCCAGCACGTTGCTGGCCGACACCGGCGAGATCCTGGCCACCTGGAAACAGGCGAAGCCGTCCCGCACCTTCGACCGCGCTCGCTTCGAAGCCGAGCACCCCGACATGGCAGCGAACTATTTCATGGAGCGGCCGGGCAGTCGGCGGTTTCTACTGAAGGTGGCGGCATGAGCAACACCATCTACCTCGGCATTGACCCGGGCCTGTCCGGCGCGCTCGCACTGCTCGATGGCGACGGCGCGCTCTTTCAGGTCGAGGATCTTCCTGTGATGGCGCGCGGCCGCGGGCGCGTCAAGAGTGAGTTGGACGCGGCTGGGCTGGCGCGCCTGTTGCGCCCGCACGCCGGGCAGATCCGCCTCGCCGTCGTGGAACAGGTCGCCAGCATGCCCGGCCAGGGCGTGGCCAGCATCTTCAGCTTGGGGCACAGCCTTGGCAGTATCGTCGGCGTACTGGCGGCCCTGGCCATCCCCCTGCGCCTTGTGCCGCCAGCCGTATGGAAGCGCGCGGCCGGCGTCAGCGCCGACAAGAACCTCGCCCGCAGTGAAGCGATCCGGCTGTGGCCGAACGCCCCCCTGGATCGCGTCAAGGATCACAACCGCGCCGAGGCCCTGCTGCTGGCGCGATACGCCCTCAACAACGTCTGAAAGGAACCGAGATGCCATCCCAAATGAATTCCCTCCTCGAAAAACTGGCCGCGCTGCCCGGCGCGCAGCAGCTGATTGATCAGGTGCGGCTGGATGAGAACGGCAAGGCCGCCGCCGCTCGCGCGGCCCACCTTGTTCTACTGACTTCGCTCGAGGGCGAGTTCGCCAAAGCCGAAGCCGACCACGAAAAAGTTCACGCCGCCTTCGATGCGGCACAGGCTGCTTTCATCGAATCCACTGGCCGCCTGTCTGCGGCCGACCAGCGCAGGAACGCCGTGCTAGGCCGCCTGAACGCCTGCCGCAGGGAGCTGCGCGTCGAGCACGGCGAGCAGGCCGCGCTCGATGCTGAACGGCGACTCGATTTGCTGGTGGCCAGGCTGCCCGCGCAGATCCGGCAACTGGAAGACGCCATCGAAAGCCCCCCGCGGAGAGGTGCGCGCCAACCGGAGCAGGAAGCGCTCGACAAACTGCGCGTCAGAGTCGAGGGCCTGCGTCAGCAGCTGATCGCCGCCCGGCACGGCCTCGCCGTGGTTCGGCAGGAAATCCTCGGCAAGCCGCTCGCGCCCGGCGAGATCGCGATTCGCTGCGCCGAATTGCTCGAGACGGCCGGCATCTAGGATACCGTTTCATGTTCGACGCCGACGCGCTGATCGTGCAAGCCATGACAGCCCTGCAAGGCAAGCTGTCGCGAGACGGGCTGCCAACCTTCAGCGACACGCGCACGATCGTCATCCATGCGCTGTTGCGGCTGCACAACGAGAGGGTCGAACATCTCCTCGCCTACTGGCTTGATGGGGATATGCGTCTCCTCGCTGTCGAAGCGCTGGCGATTGGCGCGGAGACCGAGGCCAGCTTCTCGACCGCCCACGTCGCGCGCCGCTCCTTGGCAAGCGGCGCGACTTACTGCGCGCTGGTCCACAATCATCCCCAGAGCAACGATCCCAGCCCGAGCGATCAGGACGTCGACGCAGCGTCTCGAATCGACCGCAGTCTGGCCGCTATCGGCGTGATGTGCGTCGGGCACTACGTCGTTACCCTGCGCGGGGTCGGTGATGTACGAACGCGAGCCGTCACTCTTTTCGAAACCCCGCCGAAGGGCTCGATCGACTGCGAGGCAAGCTACTGCCCGCACTGCAGCGGGAAACTGGAGGCAACGACATGACCTGCGACTGCAAGCCGATGATGCCAGGAAAGTTCACGGGTCCTTCCTGCAGCTTTGATTGCGGGTACGTTCGCGGCGCGCAATTTTTCTAGCCATAGGTAATTTTAATGAATAAGGATGTTCTAATAGACAAGGGCAATAAGGCCAAGAAGGCCCCGAAAATCGCCTCGGGCAGAGGGGGTGCGCGCCCCGGTGCTGGCCGCAAAGAGGGCGTTTCTGTCACCGGCGAGGCCTATCAGGTCTACAACCAGGCCCGGGCCAAGAAGACAGTCCACGAAGCGAACCTGGCTGAGTACGAAGAGCGGGAGAAGGCCGGCGAGCTGGTCGAGGTGGCCAAGGTGCGCCAGGAGTGGCAGCAGATCCTCGGCAACCTGCGCGCCAAGTTGCTCGCGCTGCCGACCAAGCTCGCAGCGCAGGCATTCGGCGCGGGCTCGCTGGCGGAAATGGAAGCGCTGCTCGCCGATGGCGTGCATGAGGCGCTGCAGGAGCTGGCGGCCGATGCTTAGCGCCGCCACCAAGATGGGCAGATTGCGACGGGAGGCGCTGCGCGTGCTGACGCCACCGCCGCGGCTGACCATCTCGCAGTGGGCGGACCGATACCGCCGCTTGTCGCCTGAATCGAGCGCCGAGCCTGGGCAGTTTCGCACCAGTCGCGCGGAGTACCAGCGCGGCATCATGGATGCCGTCACCGACCCGGCGGTCGAGCGCGTGGTGCTGATGACATCCGCGCAGATCGGGAAGACGGCGATGTTGGAGAACGCGATCGGGTTCTACATCAGCCAGGACCCCGCCCCCATCCTGGTGCTGATGCCCACGCTCGAGATGGCGCAGGCATTCAGCAAAGACCGCCTGGCCACCATGCTGCGCGACACGCCGGTCCTGAAGGGCCTGGTGCAGGATCCGCGCGCCCGGGACAGCGGCAATACGATGTTGCACAAGACCTTCCCCGGCGGCCATATCACGCTGACCGGCGCGAACAGCGCCGCCAACCTGGCCAGCCGGCCGATCAGAATCGTCCTGTGCGACGAAGTCGACCGTTATCCGGCCAGCGCTGGCACCGAGGGCGACCCGGTGCACCTGGCCACGAAACGCACCGCGACCTTCTGGAACCGGAAGATCATCCTGACATCAACGCCGACAATCAAGGGCCTGTCGCGCATAGAGCACGCCTTCGAAGCCAGCGACCAGCGCCGCTTCTACGTGCCCTGCCCCGAGTGCGGCGAGCATCAGATCCTGAAGTGGGCCTCGCTGCGATGGGACGAGGGCCGCCCGGAGACGGCGCATTACGTTTGCGAGCACTGCGGCGCCATCATCGAAGAGCGCCACAAGACCGCCATGCTGATGGCCGGCCAGTGGCGCGCCGAGGCGCCTTTCGCCGGCACGGCCGGGTTCGCCCTCAACGAGCTCTACTCGCCCTGGCGCCGCTGGGCCGACATTGCCGTCGACTTCCTGCTGGCCAAGCAGGGCGGCACCGAGATGTTGCAGGTCTGGGTGAATACATCCCTGGGCGAGTCGTGGGAAGACCAGGGTGATGCAATCGAGGCAACCGGCCTGATTGCGCGCCTGGAGGAATACGACCGGGACAGCATCCCGCTGGCAGCCATCACCGCCGGCGTGGACGTGCAGAAGGATCGCATCGAGGCCAGCGTCGTGGCCTGGGGCGCTGGGCAGGAAGCATGGTTGCTCGAGCATGCCGTGCTGCCCGGCGACACGGCACGCCCGGAAGTCTGGCAGGACCTCGACCAGCTGCTGGCCGACCATGCCCCGCACGCCGTCGCCGTCGACTCCGGGTTCAACGCCTCGATGGTCTACGCCTTCTGCGAGCGGCGCCGCTTCGCTTATGCCGTGAAGGGCGCGAGCGGCTTCGACCGGCCCGTGGTGGAAGACGCCACCAAGCGCGCCAAGCGTCTGCGCAACCGCCGGAGAGTCGGCGGCAGCCCGGTGCAGATCATCGGCGTGGATACCGCCAAGGTGCAAGTGCAAAGCCGCCTGCGCCTTGTCTCGCCCGGGCCCGGGTACATCCATTTCAGCGAAGCCGCCGGCTGCGACGAGGAATACTTCGCCCAGATCACCGCGGAGAAGCTGGTCACCAAGTACCGCATGGGGCGCGCGACTCAGGAATGGGTGCAGCAGCGGCCCCGCAACGAAGCGCTTGACGCCCTCGTCTATGCCCTGGCCGCGCTGCTGTTGTGGGGCGGCATGGCGCGCGCCGAGCAGCGCATCAATAGTGATCCGCAGAGGAAATCAGCTACCCAGCAGATCGCCGATCAACTAACCCGCCAGCACCGGAAGCGATTCGGTACTTATCCCGGATTCGTCAATCGCTGGAAATCATGAAAGGAAGAAACATGTCATCGCCCGCGCTTCAACACGACAGTTCCAGTCCTCAAGTCAGCCGTGATCCGGCGAAGGAAATCAGAGAGCATCTTCGCCCGGCGCACGTGACCACCTTCGACTCCGGCCTGGTCGACATCGGCGCACTGGCGGCTGACGATACGATCAACCTGCGCGACACCTCGCGCCTGCGCCGCTTCGCCGATGATGCGAACAGCGACGACCCGCACACCGCCAAGGCCGGCATGAATGCCTTGCTGGGCGTGGCGACGCGCTTTGCCGATCTCATCGCCGCCGGCAACGCGAACGGGGCATTCAAGGTATGTGGCGCGCTTGTGACCCGAAGCGACCTCTTGTACTCCTTCAAGATGGGGCGCGGAAAGTTCGTGCCGGTTTTCCATGCGATCTCAAAGACCATGATCCAACTGATCGAGGCGGCCCCCGGCTTGCGCGTCGGCAATGCCGTATCGAGAACTGAGACCACCGAGGCAGCGCCGATGAAGGTTGAAATTACCGGCATGCCGTCACGCGCGACCACAAGCACCATCGAGCGCAACCAGGCCGGCGAGATCACCAGCACCGTGCAGGTTGAGGCCGACCTGTAATCCATGACCGAGAGATAGGCGCGCTCTGCCGCTACGGGCGCACCCTGGCGTTTCTTGGGCAGCTGCAGGGGCTTACCCTTCAGTGCCACCAACACATTACTAAGGCAAGATCTCCGACCGGAAAAGCCGATCAGCCAGCTCCGGGTTGAGTATCTTGAGTTGCTGATACACCTCGATCACCTTGGCACGGTTTTTCTGTTTGGAGTAGGCCAACCCGAGGCCTGCCCAGGCCTGCGCATACTGCGGATCGATGCGCAGGGCCTGTTGTAAAGCCTCGATGGCCTTCGCCGTC